ACTTGCCATCTATCGGCGCATATTCAATGTATGCCGCGAGACATTGCTGATTGTCCCAATCCGCATATTCGCCGACGCCTTCGAATCCTTCTGCCTTCAACTCAGCAAGCATCCGGGTGACAGAAACAAACCGATCATGGTCCGGTATTTTTGCGATCTTCTGCGCATCGCCTTTGTCTTTGCTCTCAAGTTTTGCCGTCTCGGCCGCCACGTCGGCCTCAAGCTTGTCAAATTTTTCTCGCAGCCAATCTCGATGGCGGTCAATGATCGCGCGGCACCGCAGCACTTTATCGATAGTTTTTTGGTCCATTACGCCAGCGCCTCCGGGAAAATAACGTCGAGCGGAAATTTATGATAGTTCGCCAATATAACCGTTGTCGGAATCAATTTCGTGCCGGTCCCCGCCGTGGTCGCGTCCCTAACATCCACCGTGACGTTATTGGTCCCGTCAGTCGTAATGATGATGCCCCCGAAATATCCCCGCCCATCCGTGATTTTCGCACTGGCCGTCTTAACGGCTGTATGCGTCCAAATCGTTTGAGCGTAGGCCCCCGCTGTGAGCATGAACGTAAACAATATTGCCAGTATCGTTATTTTCTTCATTTTCATTTTAACCCCCATTCTTTCGGCGGCTCGCCCAGCCATTCCCTTGAATTGCCGGAAAGAGATTTCACCCGCCCGTTAAAGTATTTGTCCCTTGCGTTATCCCACTCCATCTTAATATTCGTGCCGGTAAATTGTTTTGTGATCGCCCCCGGAGGATCAAAGAAATGCCCGTTTCCGTCCAGTGGTATCCCGGCGATGATGATTCGCTCGTACCCCAGCGCCAGGCCCACCATGCAGGCGAACAGGCCCGACGATCCGCCACGGCCGCCCTCTATCTCCCAGAGGTAGTCAAGCCCGTGATACGTTTTAAACTCGTGCGGTGGAACGTTGTTGTTGTTTTCTGGCAGACGGTGAGAATGCGTCACGACATAGGACGGCTCGCCCTGGTTGGTCCAGCGCAGTTGACGCCAGAGCGGCGGCTCTTCCGGGTGCAGGCTGATGCCATGGTGGACGCGGCCTTTGTGATGCATGATCATGTTATTGACGGCAATCACGCCCACCTTTTCGAAGTCGATCTTCGCGCAATCATCCCAAATGGACCGGCCGGAGCCCAGCACAACCGCCGTTCCGGAATAGTTGCCGGCACAGCCTGGGGCTTTTGGTCCCCGGCCGTAAATGCCGTTTGATTCCCACAATTCAACGCCGTTGACGATCATACTTTTTCCCACGTCCATACGAAGTCGTTTTCTGCCGTTCCGGGGACAACGCCCGGCAGAACCGCATTAACCCCGTCCCGCACACTGGGCCAGTCCCAGTCGTGGCCGGTCACATATCCGCAAGGCCTCACCTTCGGCAGCCAGGCCTCAACGTCCGCTTGTACAGACGCGGCCGAATGATCAGCGTCGATGAAGACAAAATCAAGGCTTCCGTCCGGCACAAACCGCGCAGCGTCAACGGACGGCATTGACAATATCGTGGCCCGTTCCCCGTAGAGTTTTGCTTTTTCCACCACACGCCGCTTATTGTCTCGGCAATCATTGTGATGGACAAAGTCGTCGACGGGCCGCCAGTCATCGACACCATACAACACCAGGATAGGACAGGCGTCCAGCAGGCTGAAAAACGTCTTCCCGTACCACAGGCCGACCTCTGCCCCTGTTTTCCAACCGCACTTGGTAGCCATGTCGACAAGGTACGCCGCCCTCATATCCAGCACTCCTTGACAAAACCGTCGTCGACCTCGTGAGGCTTCGGCCGTCCGTGAAAATGAACGGTGACGCACCCGCCCGGCAGCCCATGTTTTTGCACGGTGTATTTGTACGAGGCGCATAGTTCCGTCGGGTATAGGTCACAGCACCCGCGACGAGAGTTGATAAGCGTCATCATGGCCAGCGGAAGCGGAGAATGATCAATTGTCGGGTCAAATGGCTTCCAGGTCGGTTTGCCATGTTGGACATATTCGTCCCACAGCCACGACCCGGCATCCCCCCGCAGCAACGTGACGCCGTCGTTTGCGTCGTCCACGTGCCCCGCCGGCGCGTTTCGTTCCGTCCAGTCGCGCGAGCAACAAAATCTTGACGGCCAATCAATCAAAGCATCAAGGTTTCCGACCACAACCACATCAAGGTCTATCCACAGGCGCGTTTCCGTATTCACCCCCGGCGTCGGATGTTTCCAGAATTCGCACTTTGACCACCAATGCGGCAGATCAATCGGAACAACGCGAATATTTGCATTCAGCCCGCCTATTTTCCCTTTCGCTTCCGGCCCGGCATAAAGGACAAAATCAATGGCTCTATCGGTGTTGCGAAGACAGGCCCGATAGAGCCGGTTGACGTATTCAATCGGGTAATAACCGGAACCGTCCCAATTTGTGCAAATCGTTACCTTTTCCATCAGCTTACCAATGGAGCGGGAGCTTTGAAGCCCCCGCCCCGGTTAAATGGTTTAGTTCACCGCCGCTTTTAAAATAATCACCTCGACGGCGCCCGTCGCTTCTTCCGTGCCGGTTTTCAGGACCAACGGAATCGGAGTCGTAGTCGTGTTTTTGTAGCCCACGCCATCCGCCTTGACGCACTGCGTCGCCTGCCCTTCCGTGGTGAACACGGTCGCGGCAAGATAGCGGTCATCATCGCCCGCGTCTCCCAACTGTAAGGTGGTCGCGCTACCCAGGTCAGCACCAATGACCCAACCCGTCAGAAAGACTTCGCCGGGCATCAATACGCCCACATTGACTTCGGTTCCGCTAGCCGCACTGGCAAAAGTGTAGCTGTCATGCGTCGCACGGACTTTTCCGCCCCACTCCGCGCCCATAAAGGTTGCCGGAGCAGGCGAGTCATATTTAGTGTAATTCGTTCCACTTGCCATCGTCTGTCACCTCCTTAACTTTCCAGGCAATCGATTTCGACGATGCCTTTTTCGTCCATGCGGGTTGCGCCGATGGACATACCCAGGTAAACCTGAGTTGCCATGTTTTTGTCGCGCCGCGGGCCTACGTCGGTCACAATATCCAGACCGATAGCCAGCAGGAGGCTATTTTTCTGGCCTGCGATACATTTTCGAATGCTCGATCCGAGTTCCAGCCGCTCAGACCGGATGAATTTGAACCCCAGGAAGGTATCCAACTGCCCGGCGGCCAACGCTTTGACCGTGTTGTAGTCGGTTGATTTGACCTCGGTTGTATTCAGCAACGCGGAGACCTGTTTGCTTCCCAGGATGACAAAACGTCCTTCCTCATCCACTTCGTTGCCGTCCAAAATCTCTTTGGCGCTCAGAAGTTTTGCCAGGGTCATATCGGTTGACGCATTGGCAATCTGATTGTATGAGGTGTTGAAGGTATAGGACGTGGACCCGTCCACGCCACCGTAAGCGGTCCCGAATGCGGCTCTGATCAATTCGTCATCCATCGCGCGGTTCATCGCGTTCCGGGCGTTGATCGCATAAAGGCTTGACGGGTCAATCAGGACTTTTTTGAGGTCCATGTTATCCACCAGGTCGGCCCAATCGTAATCGACCAATGATACCCGGCGGCGAACATGAGGTGTTGACACTAGCGGCGTGTCGGCGTGGCGCGACGTGCGCTTGACTGCTGCGGTTGAATTGAGCTGGTCAAAGAAAGCGTTTTTGCCGACAACGCCCGTTTCGACACGGACGACTTGCCGCAGACGGCTTTCCTTCTGCTGCATGAGAATCTGCACGTTGGCCGAATACTGTTCGACCATTGCAGTGGTGATTTCGGTACTCATAAGAAAACCTCCGAAAAATTTTGGTTCCAAATTTTTCGACGGCTCTGCCCGTTAAACGGAAACCATCTCGACGCTTCACGCTGCGTCGTGTTCACGGCTGGCTTTCAGCTTGCACGGACTCTTACGAGCTACCCGAATTACATAATTACTTCTTAATCCCCTTTGATCGCGGACCCCGAAGGGCTGCCCGCTAATGAATTATATGGGCCTACTTCACTTGGTTACACTTGCTACTTTGTTCGTCGGATGGGCCAATTTTATCCATCTCTGTTTCCAGCAAGACTTTATGTGTTTCAGCCCACATAAAATTTTAATTATTCTCTCCAACGCCCCCGCCACGAATCCGGCGGATTGTTGGCCTTATTACAGATTGCCTCCAACTCATGCACGGGGCGCGTCAAATCAAACGTCCTGCCCGTGTTGTTGCTGATTTCTTGCAGTTCCCGGAGTAGCGGATAGGGAAGCTCAGAAACCCTATCCACTACCCCAGGAGGCACCGGAGGAGGAGAGGCAACCGGCAAATCATTTGTCTTGTTTTTCTTCGGTCTTGCCATCTTTAACCCTCGCTTCGCGTTCTTCCGCTCTTTGCCGGTCCTCTGTGACCTGTCTTTCGTTTGGCTGTCCGAATCTGCTGACAACCCTTCGCCCCTCTTTTGTCGGGTCAAAACTGTCAGCCATGTTTACACCGTCACTTTCTTGTCGCCGTGGATCGCGCTCATCAGCCGTGCGACCTCATCCACTGCCCGCTGGTGTTGCGGATGACTCGCGTTCCAGTAAGCCGCGTGAAGTGGATTGTCTTTGTCCTCCATAATCCCCTTGACCTTGCTTGTGGCATCCTCTCCGAACAGATCAAAGTTCTTATCCCCGCGGACAGCCGCGTCTTCCATCATAGCCTTTGCGACGTTGCCCAGGATTTTTACGGCGATAGGATCATTCCCGAACTTCTCCGAAAAAGCGGCAATGTCCTCAGGCGAGCCACCAAAACGCTGTAACGCAGCGTCAGCGCCCCGAACGAAATCATCGTATTTTTGTTTCGTTCCAAGTTCGGCCATCAGTGCCGCTTCGGTCTTTTCGGCCTGCGCAGTCATGTCAGCTTCAATCTGCTGAAACGCCTGGACCTGGGCATCATTGTAAAACTTGAATAACCCTTCCGCCTGCCACGGCAAAAGCCCCAGATAATGAGCCACCTGCTTAAATCCTGCCGTCAGTTTCTCATCCGTCGGGAACCCATCAGGCAGATTAGCCTCCAACTTATACCCATCGGCAGACTTCGGACGGCCCAGCTTATCCATGACATAATTCCAGTTCTCCGGCGTGTTCAATTTTCCCGCGGGAATCGGTATCTTTTCCGCGCCAACAAGGGTTTGTGCGTGTTTGTAGCTTTTGAATACGTCGCCCAGCCCCTTGCCCTCAAACGGCTTAAAAACAGGATCGTCCTTGAACTCGCCCAACAGTTCCGCGTTAATGGTTAACGGTTGATTGCCCGGCTCTGGCTGACTCCCCGGATTTGCACCCGGATCAATTCCCGGATCATCTGACATATACTTTCCCCCTTTTTCTAAAGTTTTTGCCGCAGCTCAGTTGAAAGATGCGACTTGATGAATAAAAAGACGTTTCGCTCGCCTTCCCGAAATGCCGTTTCGTGCGTGTCGCCCTTCCAATATGTGACCTCGTTGTCATGGCAAAACGATTGAAGCGCCTTCAACACTTCAAGCCCTTCCGGCGTGGAGAACGTCACACCGAAATTGATTCGGAGTTGCTTTGCCGTGTTCTCCGCCGCCGTCTCTTGCTCGCGTTCCAGTTGTTCGTGGTCCTGAATAAATAAATCGTTCACTGATTAAGAGCCTCCAAAACACTGCCCTTTTCGGCCCCTTTTGCGAGGTTTGGTATCTGCTGCGCCGCACGTTCGAGCGTCTCCGCTTCCTGCTGCGCCTTCAACGCCTCCGCCCTTTTCTGCCGGATCTCTGCGACAAATTCAGGCGGATTCAGATATTTCACCGGGACACCTGCCCGCAATGCCGTCCCTTGTGCAATCTCATCCAGATTATAGTTGTCCATGATCTCGGGGTTGATCTGTGCCAGGGGAGCAACCGCGTTGAGCGTGTCCACCGTTGCGCGCGTCTCGTAGGCTTTCATCATAAGCGCCAGGCGGCCAGTATATTCAACCTCGAGCCCTTGCCCCATCAGTTCGCGCGGCGGAGGAAGAATCGCGCCGGCCCGGAACAGCAACCAGAATACCCGGCTTAAAAACGGGTCCAGTAACTCCACTTGCTGCCGTCCCAGAGCCGGACCAAGAATGTAAATATTTTCTTCTAGCCGCTTGCTGATCTCATAGGCAGTCCGGTCCGTCCGGTTATCAGACGCCAGCAGTTGAAATAGGTCGTTATAAAAGGCGTCTTTAATTGCCCGGCGGCGGCCCTCTTCCACTTCCAACGCAATTTCGAAACGGCCATTGCTTTGCAGTTGTTTCGGCTCATGCCCTGGTTTGTGGTAGATAATTCCTGCGGGACGCGTGACGGTCGTTGACAGGGCGGCCTCGGAGGTCGCCAAAAGCGGCGGGTCAATCTGTTTTTGAATGCCACGCCAATTATCGTAACACATCTGATTAAGCATTCGCCCATCTGGCAGCGCATCCATGCCCGGAGAGCGGCCGTATTGCTCGTTTTCATCCTTCTCCCATCGCGGCACGGCATAGGGGAATTCCTGATAACCGGATTCAGCCAGGACATTCTTTGCCTCTTTTTCAACCCATACTGACGCATACGGCATATTGAGATTATCAGATTTTGACCAATTATAGTCGTCGCGCGGATACACTGCATGAATCACGTCAAATGTTTCGGTATATTTTTGATCCTTGTGGGCCTTTTGAACCTTCTCAGAGCATTTATCCCCCCATTTCTGGATCATCTGCCGACAGGTAAACCGTTCAAGCCGGTACAGCGCATCTACAACGCCTTCAGCGTCCTCCAACACGCAGCAATTACCGACAGAGAACGCCTGGCAGTTCAACGCATATCGTTTACCTGGTTCGACATAAAGCACCGCAGTCCCAGCCCACCCTTCGGACCGGTAAACCTGCTGAAGCGCTAAAGGGGCATTTGATGCGTTTATAGCTGAACGCATGCGGTCAGTCGTGTCGGCCAGCCAATATTTCACGTTGGATATTTCCGCGATGGATTTATTCTTTACCGTAAGCGAAAACCACGGCGTAGCCTGCGGCGTCAAATTGCCGAACAACCCATTGGCAAAAACACGATGCGCCCGGATTGCTGTGCCGTCGTAAATGTATTTGTGCCTCTTCCCCCCTGCGACCCATTGATCATAGAGAAATTTAACCGCCACTAGATACTCGGATATTTCGCGCAAATGCGCTTGATACGCAGCTTTGTCGCTATCGAGTCGGTTGTATATCTCAACAATTTTTTTACCGTCAGCAGGTGTCGCCATTATACAACCGCTCCCGTAGTGTCACGCCCGGATTTTCCGGCGCCCAGAAGCCGTTTTTTCTGGACCGGGGCTCTATCGCCTGCTTTATCGCCTGCAAATTCCTTCTCCGTTG